ACGCGGCCGGCCGCCGGCCGCATGCGCGACGCCGACTGGGGCGGGCGCGAGAGCCGCGCCGTCACCATCGCCAAGAGCGCGGTTGCAGACCCGCTGGCGCTATTCTGCGACGGCGCCGTCTGGGGCATGATCCACCGCTACACCACGGCCGTCCCTGTGCTGGACGCAGAGGGCAACGTCCAGATGAACGAGGACGGAACCGTCAAGTCGACGACCGAGACCGCCGAGGACCGCTACATGGACGACTACGCGGATTTCATCCTCGCCGGTCCCGTCACCGACAACCGCGACGGCACCATCACCGTCAAAATGGGCAAGCCCATGCCCCTAGAGCGGGCAGAGGCCGAAAAAGCCGCCGCCCAGCACACTGCCGCCACCCTCATGGGCATGCCCGTCTATACCGCCATCGGCGAGGAAAGGGCGAAGGACCTGCGCTACGCCATCGAGACGGCTGCTGCCTCTCTCGACGATAAGACCGCGTCCGAGGCCCCGGAGCTGTTCCCGCAGCTGACGGGGGACGGCAGTCTCGTCAAGTCCGGTACGCGCATATGCTGGCAGGGCGGCATCAAGCGCGCCGCCGTCGACCTCTGGGACACGGCAGAAAATACGCCGGACGCCGCCAAGAACCTCTGGGAGGATATCCAGTACAAGCAGGGCTACCGCCTCATCCCCGAGACCATCACCGCCGGCCTTGCCTTCTCCAAAGGCGAAAAAGGCTGGTGGAAGGACGAGCTCTACGAATCCCTGCTCGCCGCCAACGTCTGGAACCCATCAGTTAACCCGGACGGGTGGAAGAAGATCACGGAAGAAGGTACATAGCCATGGACACCAAGACAATCATCGTTACCCTCGTCTGCGCCGTGCTCGGTTCGTCTGCGCTGACGACCGTCGTTCAGGCAATCGTCGGCGCGATACAGAAAAAGCGCGGCAAGGCCACAACGCAGGAGGCGCACCTTGCAGAGATCGACAAAAAGCTCGGGAAAATGCAGGAGCATCAGGATGAGCAATACCTGTCTATCCTGCGCCTGACGATCATGTCAGAGGAAATGCCAATGTCGGAGCGATTGATCGCGGGCAAAAAATACGTAGATCTGGGAGGAAACGGGGACGTCAAGCAATTCCTGCATCAGCTGGAAGCGCAGTGCGAAAGGAAGTGAAGCTGTGAGATTCAAACTCCGCTGGACAAAAGGCGAAATGTCCAAGACCATCGTGTTCTACTGCATTCGCGTGCTGACCCTCACGCTCGTGTGGGCGGTGCTGCTCGAGACAATCGCGGTCCTGCTTCAACTGGATATCGATCTTTCCGCCGTGCTGACGTTCACCGCCGCGGCATTCGGCGGTGAGCTGCTTCTGCTCGCGTTCAAGCGGGTCTTCGCAAAAAAGGACAAAGACGAATAACCGGAACCACGAAAGGGGTACATATGGAAAACATCATCAAGCGGCTCGGGAATCTCCTGAGCGTCAAATCCATCGTTACACTTGGCCTGACCATCATCTTCGCCGTCCTCGCCCTGCGGGGCGATATCTCCGGCAAGGACTTCCTGACCATCTTCCTGACGGTCATCACTTTCTACTTCGGCACGCAGAGCCAGAAGGTGCAGGACGCCATCGAGGGCGGCAGCACGAAGGAGGATGCGCAGAAATGAGTGTCATGAAAGCGTCTGAACTCGTCAAAAAGCATATCGACGTCGCGAAAAACTACAAGACCGTCTACATGTGGGGCTGCTTCGGCTCGCCGGTGAGCGAGGGTATTATTTCCGAGAAAGCAAAGCAGTACCCGGACTGGTACACTGCAGCGAAGCAGGCCAGATTCCGCGGGCTGATCGGAAAGGGCTACTTTGGCTTTGACTGCGTGAATCTCACGAAGGGGATCCTGTGGGGCTGGAACGGCAACAAAAATGCCTACCACGGCGGCGCCCGCTACGCCGGCAACGCCGTCCCGGACGTCTCTGCCGACGGCATGATTGCCAAGTGCAAGGACGTATCCGCATCCGCCTGGGACAAACTCGTCCCCGGCGAAGGACTGTGGATGCCGGGCCATTGGGGCATGTACATCGGCGATGGCCTTGCGGTCGAATGCACGCCGATCTGGGACAATGGCGTGCAGATTACATGCGTCGGCAACATCGGCCTCAAGGGCGGCTACAACAGCCGTGTGTGGAAGAAGCACGGAAAGCTCCCGTGGGTAGAGTACGATACGGAAACGGTCGACAGGGCCGTCGAGAACGCAAAGGCAACGATCAAGGCCAAGGCCGGGCTTGCGGACGGCACGATCGACTATCTGGCGGCGTACAAGTACGGCTCAGATCTTCTTAAGAAGCTGGCAGCAGCAATGAAGTAAGGAGGCGGCGCTATGTCTCCGCAAGCGCGGTATAAACTTCCTCCGGAGCTGGACGGCCTGACGCGGCAAGGCATGGAAACCGTGATCTATCAGGCCAATCTCGGCCGCGAGAACGCGCAGATCGCGCAGCTCTATTTCGTGGACAAGCTTCCGCAGGTCGATGTTGCGACAGAACTGTATCTCGGCAGGGCCACCGTGCAGCGGCGATTGCCGGAGATCATGGAGAGGATGAAAGCCGCGTCCGGCAATCTCCCGAGCTGAACAAAAGTGATGCCGGTCTGATGCACAACTGAGGCACAAGGAACCGAAAAAAAGCCCATACTGAACACATCAAAGGAGTGTTCGGTATGGGCTTTTCTTATTTTAATCCGAACCCGGCCGGGCGTCAGGTCGGAGACTGCACGGTCCGGGCGATCTCCAAAGCGACAGGGCAGAGCTGGGATGAGACGTACATGGGCCTGTGCCTGCAGGGGCTTATCATGGGCGACATGCCGTCCGCAAACAGCGTATGGGGCGCATACCTCCGGCAGCATGGCTTTGCCCGGAACGTGATCCCGAACACATGCCCGGACTGCTATACGGTCGCGGAGTTCGCGGCAGACCATCCGCGCGGCGTGTATGTGCTGGCCTTATCCAGCCACGTCGTGTGCGTGGAGGACGGAAGCTATTTTGACACGTGGGACAGCGGCAGTGAGATCCCGCTGTTCTATTGGGCAAAGGAGGAAACCTGATGTTTGGACAACAGCCGTACAACGTATATCAGCAGCCGATCTACAATCAGCCGCCCATGCCGCCGATGCAGGAACCGCAGATGCAAATGCGCCCACAATATCAGCCCGCACCGCAGATGCAGTATCCGCAGCAGCCGCAGCAGAACCAAGCGATCATCTGGGTCCCGAACGAGAAGTCGGCGAATGATTTTATTGTCGCACCCAACAATGCGGTTACCCTCTGGGATATGAACGCGCCGGTTGTGTACGTCAAAAAGGCCGATGCAAGCGGCAAACCTACTATGATAACGTACGATCTTGTAGAGCGCACACAGGCTGTTATAACGCCCACGGCGCCGCGAAAAGACCAGAGCGAGGAATACGTGACCCGCAGAGAGTTTGACGAGCTGGTGGCCAAGCTGACGGCTCCCAGCGTCAGGCCGACAAGAAAGGTAAAGGAGGCAGAACCCAATGGCGAATCCGCTGTTTAATGCCCTCGGCGGCGCGCAAATGCCCGGTACGGTCGGGCAGTTCCAAAACATGGTGCAGCAGTTCCGACAGTTTCAGCAGACATTTCAGGGCGACCCGAAAGCCGAGGTTGAAAAACTGGTGCAGTCCGGGAAGATCTCGCAGCAGCAGCTGAATCAAATGCAGCAGATGGCTGTGCAGTTCCGGCAACTGCTCGGATAACTTAATTTCAATTCGTGGCCACGATTGAGATAAATCAAAAATCTACGAAAGGAGAATTTGTATGAGTCTTACTGATGGAGGCATCCAGACGACTATGCCTGTTCAGCCCGCGAACAACTACGGCGGCGGCATGGGAATGTGGGGCGACAACTGGATCTGGATCATTGTGCTCTTCCTCTTCGGCTGGGGCCGAAACGGTTGGGGTGGCAATGGTAACGGTAACGGCGGCGTGATGGATGGCTATGTGCTTACGTCCGATTTCGCGAACCTCGAACGCAAGCTGGACAGCGTGAACTCCGGGCTGTGCGACGGCTTCTACGCCATGAACACCGGCATGCTCAATGGCTTTGCTGGCGTAACGCAGGCTGTGACAAACGGCTTCTCGCAGGCCGAGGTCGCACGCTGCAACGCGCAGATGGCGTTCATGCAGCAGCTCAATGCACTGCAGGCGCAGATCGCAAGCTGCTGCTGCGAAACCAGAGAGGCGATTCAGGGCGTGAACTACAACCTCGCCACGCAGGCTTGCGATACGCGGAACCTTGTGCAGAACACCACCCGCGATATCATCGACGCTATGAACTGCGGCTTCCGCAGCATCGACCAGCGTCTGACGGCGCAGGAACTTGCGGCGAAGGACGCGAAGATTGCCGAGCAGAACCAGCAGCTTTTCGGCTACCAGCTGGCGGCATCGCAGGCGGCGCAGAATGACACGCTCAAATCTTATGTAAGCGGTCAGTTTGCGTATTACAATCCTCGCCCCGTTCCTTCTTTTGCGGTTCCTGCACCGTACCAGTACGCAGGCTGCAACGGCTATAACGGCGGCTACAATTACGGCTGCGGCAACTGCGCGTAACAACTCCATACCGTAGAGCTTTTTCGTGGCCTCACGAAAATGGTCGGCCCCATTGCCGATACTCGACAGCAACGCGGCGGGGCAGTAGCCCTGCCGCTATATTTTTACGAAAGGACTGATTTTATGGCCGAATTTACCAATTCCAACATCGTCAGCGTCGCCGCTGGGCAGAACGTACCGCTGATCTCCACGGCGGCTTGTGGAAAGCCGTGCATCGTACATCGCGAAGGCAGCGGGCTCGTTACGCTGCGCGGGCTTACGCAGCAATGCAAGGCGAAGTTCCGCGTATCATTTGGCGCGAATATCGCCGTCCCTACAGGCGGAACAGTAGGTGCCATTACCGCTGCGCTCGCAATCAACGGCGAACCTCTGAGCAGCGCCACAGCGACCGTAACCCCTGCGGCTGTTGAGAACTATTTCAACATCTTCGTTCCCACATTCGTGGAAGTCCCGCGCGGCTGCTGCCTGACTGTAGCGGCGAAGAACACCAGCGCGCAGGCGGTCAGTTTCGCAAATAGCAATATGATCGTCGAGCGCGTATCGTGAAGGGAGGATGCAATATGTACGATTTGAGAAACCTGCGTGAAATGCTCTGCAAGGAGCTTGACGAAATCGCCGCCAAGCGCGAAATGTCTGCGGGAGATCTGGACGCGATCCAGAAGCTGACGAGCTCCATCAAGAATACCTATAAGATCGAAATGCTTGAGGACGGTGGTTATTCCCGCGACGGCGAGTGGGAAGCCGGCATGCGCGGCACATATGGACGCGGAAGTTCGTACCGTGGGCGCCGCCGCGACGCAATGGGCCGCTACAGCCGCACCGACGCCCGCGAGCACATGCATGCGCAGCTGGAGGATATGATGCGCGACGCGGACGACGATAAGACCCGCGAAGCGATCCGCCGCTGCATGGAGCAGATCGAGCGGGCATAAGGAGGGACAGACATGCTGGATGAGGCCGAAATCCGAAAGGAAATAGCACGGCTGGAATATGAAGAATCCAGCTATCCCAATTATGCCAAACTGGCGAACCTATATGTGATACGCGACAAGATGCAGGGAGCGGAGAATGCCAGAGATAAGTTTGTGGGTTACTATTCCGGCGCTCCCGCCCCTGTGACCGCAGAACCGGCTACCGTGGGCGAGTACGGGGACAGCGAGTTTTTGCTTGCGGTAGCCGGGAAAGACCCGGCGAAGGCTTGGACGGTCATTGACGAACTTATGGATACACTTGCATTAGTGAATCGGAAAGTGTATGATTCAGTTATGCGGAAAATCAAAGGCATATAGCGTGCTGCGTTGTATGTTACATTATATGCTACAACTCAGATTTTTCCTTGATATTTCAATGGGTTTGCCTCCCCTGCTAAGGGAGTAGGCGTCTAAAAAGCGCGCGAGAGTTCAAATCTCTCCTTCCGCGCCAAAGTACCGATTTTAGCAAAATTTAAGCTAAAATCGGTACTTTTTTGTTTTAAATACTCCGCTTTTTATGATGTTTTGAAATTACAAAAATCACGCTGAGTTATGCCGAATAACATAAAGTTATGATGCGTATGCTACATTGTATGTTACAAACTTCCGGTTATGGCATGGGACTCCCCCGCCTTCTCGTCCCCTTGCAGCTGGTTTACCGCGTCTACCATCCCACGCATATCTGGATGAACATATCTCTGCGTCGTCGTTATTTTCGTGTGTCGCATGATTTCCTTGATCGTAAACGGGTCGATGTTTTTCATCGCGAGGGCTGTAGCTGTTGTATGGCGGCATGAGTAAGGTGGCAGCTTTTGCACTCCGGCAAGCTCTAAACACTCATAATATCTCTTGTAAAAATTATCTTTGTTTATGCAGCAGATATTTCCGACGCGCGACTTGCTTTCTTCGCATAGTTCATGCAGCACCGGCGCAACGAAATCCGGGAAGACCATAGGCGTTTCCTTCCGCTTCTTTGTCTTTATGCCGCCCCGGACGATCTCGTTTTTCTCAAAGTCAATCATGTCCTTCTTGAGCTTCAGAAGCTCACCAGGCATCATGCCTGTATAGATCATCGTAAGGATAAAACCGACAAAATGATCTTTTGCATACGCTTCCCATAGTTTTTTGACGTCGGCGTCGGTAAACGGCTCCGGCGATTTTTCGTCCAGCTCCGGGAGCTTAATGTATTCCGCGAGATTGACAGTGGTCTGCTTTTCAGCAATCGCGAGGTTATAGCAGTGTGAAAGGACTGTTTTCATATCCTTCCGCGTGTAATAGGTGCTGGCATTGCGGTCGATAGCATCCTGTATCTGTGAGATGGTGAGCGTGTCAATTTCGCAGTCGGCGAGCTCCTTCATGCGCTCGAAAGCTTTTTCCGCTGCACCCTGCCGGTTCGCCGACAAGGACAGGTAATCTCCGCGCAGATACGTCTTGTAGTATGCTCTGAGTGTAGGGCTTCGCCGCTCTTCTTTCGGCGGGTTGGCGGCATATTGGAGCGCGGCACGCTTTGACATAAAGCCTCCCTTTGTCTTCATCTTTTGATGGAGCTTGTCGTTTTCGTCAAGGTACGTCTTTTCAGTCCACCGAGCAGTCCACGTCTTGCCGCGCTGGTATGCGTTTCCCTGCCCGTTTCCGCGCGTCCGATTGCGCTGCGCTTCCTGTTTTTTACCGCACCAGCAACAGTAGGGCGCGCCGTCTGGGATTTCTTTTTTACACTTGATGCACTCCATGTTTCCCTCCACGTTCTTTTCGGATTGCATAGAAAGTAATTGCCGAAGCCAGCGCTGAACCTACAATCAGGGCAATGCAACCCCATGCAGCTACGGACAAATCTCCGTCGCGAATGAGACCTACGCTCCGAATCTGTGCATCCGTCACAAGGCAGGCAATCAGAGAAAAGGATAGCAGCATACAAAACAGGGCGAGAACGTAACACATTGTATGTGTAGACCTTATCTGTGCGCTCTGCGCTGCTGCTGTTGCCTCCAGCTTGGCGTTTTCAATCTCGACATGATGAATCTGCTCGGCCAGTTCTTCCGAGCTTTCTGCGGGCTGGACGAGCCCAAACAGTTCATCCAGCGACAGCCCGAGAACGCGGCATAGTGCGGCAGAGTTATATAGTTTTGGGTCTTGCTGTGTTCCTGCGCAGAGCTTCGTCACAGCCGATCTGGAAACGCCGGATTCATCGACAAGTCTGTCAATGGTGTAATGCTGATCTTCCTTCGCCCGCTTTATGTTTCCCTGATATGCAGAAATATACGGGGCGATTTCCTGAATTGCCGACATGATATACCTCCATTTTCACATATATTTCGCTGATCTTTCCGCCACTGGTATGGTTTTACCAATTTGATGGTAGACGTTTCTACCCGTTTTGCTATGCTGGTTACAGNCCGGTGGCGCGGCGGTGGGGCGATCTTAAACATTCCATTATACAAAATAGTCTGTCCCATAATTGCCGCTTACGAGGGTTACCGGACGAAGAAAATACAAGGTGTTCTTTGTGGAAGATTCCAAATTGAAATTCTTGAACAGACGTTCTAAAATATGGAGGTACACCAAATGCAGAGCATCAATATTCGCTTTGAAAACGGGAAAGTAAACATCATCGTAGACGGGGCGATTTTCAAAGACGTCCACAGTCTAAACCTGGACTACATCAAAGGAGCGCCCATGCTCTTTTCCTGCGTCTCAGATGTAGGTGACGAGAAACAGGGGCAACGGCAGAAAAGTAAATTTCTGAGTTAGACATAGTACGGATTCGGCTTGAACAGTAAACTAATCGTGTCGATTAACCAGCCGATGCCGAAAAGCCCAAGTGTGAACAGATACAGAATCCCCATTCCGGTCTTACCCTCATAGAACTTGTGTGCGCCAAATTCGCCAAGGAACAGACACAGGAAAAATGCAGTCCATTTGTTTTTGGGGCGACCGTATCGACCATTGACATTTGTATTTACGTTTGTGTTCGTGTTTGTGTTGTTTACGATGACTTGCGGCTGCGCCGAATTCAGTTCCTCGACCTGCTTCCCGCATTTTGGGCAAATCACGCAATCCTTGTCGATGATTTCACCACAATGCTTGCAATACTTCTTTCCTTCCATTTCTTCCATAGTTATTTCCTCTCTTTCTTTCCATAGAATGGCTTGATGCCATTATATCACATATCATGGTCTATAAACCGGACTTTTGGCGTAATTAGGCATAGAATTTCGGTACCTAGTTTTTGTGCACATTGCAACGTTGGCTTATTAGAACATAGGTTCTATTATGTTATTACTGCTTCAAAAAACACAGAATTTAACATTGGCTTTATACAAATAAGGAGGGCGCAAAATGCTTTGTATTCAGGATGATATGTGCTATAATAAGGGTGAAGAAATTGCGCCAATTCCGGATAATCGGAAAAGACTCCGTGAAGAAATTTTGAGTCTGAGCAACGAACAGGCAGAATATGTGTTAAGGAGGATGTTAGAAACAAATGAGTAATTCTTTATTGTACGCACTGCTGCTTTTTGCAGTATCTGGAACAGTTATGCAGTGGATAAACATTGCGTATCTGAATGGAAGAATCAACGATCTCGAGAGAAGCAGGCTGTCGCTTTTAGCAGAACTTTCCGAGAAGATATCCACCAAACATACAGAGAATACTGACAACGATACCAGCCCAGAAGTATAGACGGGCTTTCTTCTCGGCGCGCGCCTTTTCTTCCTCGAGCTGTTTCATCCGATCGACAACGAACGGATACTCTGTCCCGAGGGCTAGGTTTGGAAGCTGAACTTGCTTTCCGTCAATTTCAATATAATCTTTCATAACAGTTTTTTTGCTTCCTCAATAATTCCGATGAGCTTTTCAATCTGGGAATCCGACAGCCCATCAAGAGCATCCAATAGTTTCTGTTTTGCAGAACCTACGACCTCATCCTTCGGGATGGGGTCTTTTTTTATGCCCTTTTCGCGTTCCTGCTCCAGCAGCCCGCGCACAAGCTCAATGTCGGCCTGCTCCGTCAGAATCTCCTCCGGCGTGGTTTGCAGCATGACGCACATACGGACAGCTTCTTCGGGGGAGGGAAAGTTCTTCGCACGCTTCCATTCCGTAATCCACCCGCGAGATTTTTTCATAACTGTTTCGGAAAAGTATGCTTTGCTCCATCCTTTCCCCTCTACGAGAGAATTTACTTCTTCAATATTTGGCGTGACAACAAGACGTTTAGACATTTTGCTACCCCTTATATTCGATTAGATATGTACGCCCATGCTTAGTGCGCGTTATTGTCCCGTCTTTAGCCATGAAGTACAAAATTGTTGATATGTCGTTTTGAACGACAGGATCAAAGCGTTTATACAAATCCGTTTGAAGAATAGAATGGCTTTCCGAAAGAACGCTCTCAATTTTTGACTTTAAATTGTTGGTTTGTGAAATATATAAAGATTCTTTTGCGGATAATTGGTCTTTGTTTTTAAGCAACTCTTTTAACTCGCATTCAAAGCGATCAACATAACAAAAATCTGCATCTTTTGAATTGTGAGCGTGTTCCCACATCTCAGAAAAATAAGTTTGGTATTCTGGGCCAAGAGAATAGCATTTCGATTTAAGACTGTAAAATGCATCAATAAGCTTTTGCAATGTTTCAATTCTCTCGTTCAGTAGAAGCTTTGCATCCAACGAAACGGCGCAATTTGCCATATAACTTTCTATTGGACGGATTTCTTTTTCAATCATCATGTATTGCTCTAACATATCCGATTGGCTTTTGCTGGGGCTGTTTATGGTGGGGCGCTTGTCTTTGGATGAAGCTTGGCGCATGACGCTTTTTTGCTTTTTTAGAAACCACATAAAAACCTCACAAAAAAAGTCAATCCAATTTGTACAACATTTCATCGTAAGTATTGTTGACATACGACATAACGTTGTATATAATATGCTTACAGAGCTTAATCAAGGCAACAAAAAACCAAGCCCCATCCGAATCTTCGTTTTGCGGGCGTATGGACAATATTTTGTTGGCTGACACTTACATAATAACGGCTATACATGGCTTTGTCAAGATAAAGCTCTTAATTTGGCTGCGGCGTAAAGAAAAGCCGCCCGTGGTTCGTTCACGAGCGGGTTTCCCCAGAGTTGTTTACCAGAACGCGCTGCACAGGATGGTCGTCTGCATTACTTCGCATCCGTCCGAATTGGTAGAGTTCTTTCCACCGGCTCGGCAATGCCATCCTGACACAAAACGAACTTGCGCTTCTATGGACGCGCCGCTCACTTTGGCAGTTCTGGCGCTGCCCCTTGCCCTAACGCATCACGCCGTTTCTTTGGTCTGGAACTGGCAAGTTCAAAAGTTTGGTCATGAAAACCACCTCCCAAATTTACCTAAAAGGGCTAAGGACAGTATAGCACGTCTGGGGCGCTGCGGTCAACAAAACTTAATTAAGGAATGGAGGAATGAGCGCTTGACATTGAAAGAGCTTCGGGCGCGGGCTGGGCTTCTGCAAAAAGATGTTGCAAGGCGAGCTGATGTCTCGATCATCGCCGTCTCGAATTGGGAGCTCGGTAAAAACGGAATCGCCCGGAAGTACAAGAAAAAGCTCGTCCGTCTCTACGGCTGCACGCCGCAGGAGCTGGACGAGGCAATTGAGGGAAGCAGAAAGGAGGAAAAATGACGCTGGACGATATCCGGGCAATGTCAAAGCCCACAATCCTCGCAAGCGAGGCGGCGCAGGTGCTCGGCTGTACCCCGCAATGGCTTCGCTTGATGGCGAGGGAACAGCCTGAAAAGCTGGGCTTCCCGGTCTGCTGCACAAGCAAGCACAGAGTGAAGATCCCGAGAGAACCATTCATTAAATTTGTTGGAGGAGAGCTATGAGAGAGGAAACCACTGAAGAGCGTCAGGAACGGCTGCGGGACGAGCTGCAGTATCGCAAGACAATGCTGCGCGTGATCAAGAGTATGTGCCTGTGGATCGGCGGTGCGGCGCTGATGCTGTCCGTGCTGGCCTGCGGGGCGGACATGACAAATGAAGCAATCGTGATCGGCGCGATCGCGCTGGGGACAACGCTGTTCGGGCTGCTGTGATGGATATTAAAGAAAAGGCGCTGCTGATGACGCCTTGCGAGGTCTGCGAGATGCTGGAATTCAAGCGCAGCAAATGCGTAGAAAACTCCTATAGGCACTGCGGCACTTATGCCGAGATCGTCTGTTCACAGTGGGACGAGACCTGCAGGCTCATCCGGGAGCGCACGAAAAAGAAATGACCCCTGCCGCGTTGCCGCGCGACAGAGGCCGAAATGAAAGGACATTATGTCGGCTTCTATTATAAGCCAGAAAGGAACCTATGTCAAGTTTAACGGATTCCCGCGTCCGGCACGGCGCGAAAGCCTGTGTCGAGGCGGTTCGGGCCGACTACCCGAAGTTCAACAAATGCTTGCTTTCGCAGTGTGAAGCGCCGGAGAAATACGGCGTTCAGCTCGTGCCGGAGGCTGCGGCCTCCATCAAGGCGTTGGACGCGCCGAAGAACCGCGTTGAGCGGCGAAAGAAGACGAACCGGTATTATTTCCGGCTGACGGACGAACAGGCGAAGATCCTCGACCGGCTGCTGAAAAAGAACGGCTACGCCACTGTTCAGAGCTTTTGTGAGGAGCTGATCCGGAGGGAGGCATTATGCAATGGCATTACCGCTTGATAACCTCTACCTCGGCATTCAGGAGAAGGAACCGGCGGTCATCGGGACATGCGCGCACTGCCAGGAGGAAGTCCGCGAGGGCGAGGAGGCTTTCGTCTGCGATACGGTCCTTGTACACGCGGAATGCATGCTGGAATACGTCTCCGATACCTACAGCGTAGACGAGATCGCGAACGCGCTGCTGTTTGAGAGGGTACGCCATGAAGGATGAAGTTTATATCCCGTTTGAATGCCGGGTGTCGGTCTTCTTCCCGGCCGGGCATGTCGAATGCAATTTATGTCCGCTGCTGGAAACATACAGCCGCAGACAGTGCAGACGGACGGGGGAGTATCTGACGAGCGGGCAGCTCCGCGGGATGTACTGCCCGCTGGAGATCCCGGGAGAACTGATCACAGACACGGCCACGGGAGCCGTGATCGAAAATAAGGAGGATAAGGATGGATAACGCGAAAGGTTACAAGGCGTTTAAGCCCGGTATGATCTGCAAGGATAAGCAGTACGCCGAGAACACCGACTACGAAGAAGTGGGCGGAACGATCTGTGAGAAAGGCATGATGCACTACTGCGTCAATCCTTTTGATGTTCTGAACTTTTACAATCTTGTTGACGAGAGCGGGAAGTTTTCGGATTTTGCAGAGGTCAAGGCACTTGACCAGCCGATATCCGGCTCTGATGGAGAATTTGCGACGAAAAAGCTGCATATCGGCGCGAAGCTGAGTTTTGCTGGGTTTATCAAGGCCTGCATCGACTACATGAAGGAGCGGACAATCGTCAATATGCCGAAGAGTGATGTTACCACCGGCTACTACGCCAAGATCGGCAGCT